CGCCGACCTTCTCGTATTTTTTAATCTCATCACCCAGGCGCTGGCGTATTGCGGCGGTGTCGAGGGTGGCGCGGCCTTTAGCGACAGACTTGGTAACAGTCCATTTGTGACCAATGGCTGGAATATCGTTGATGCGCGCTTTGAGCTCTTCGCCAATTTTCTTCACTTTGCCTTCGAGGGCTTCAATCTCTAGTCTTACTTGACCAAACTCGTCCGCTAGATCCGATGTTGAGCGATTATGAAACTTATCTGCCACCAAGTAGCCTCCCGAATTACCGGAAGAATATTACCAGAATGGAACTATTCGTCAATCATAAGATTGAATTATTCGAAGAAATGTAGAGAAGCGATCACCAGACCAACTATTTTTATGTTTTTTCCATCATAGGAAAACTCAGTCTTACCCGGCGGTATCTCAGGTTCATCGCCAAGTGTTCCCAGATCTGCGAACATATGTATTAGTTTTGTAGCGCCTGTTTTCGTTATTCCGATGCCGCGAACTGTGCGTTCAGTAAATTCACCCTTTGTCACTTCAACGATCACTGTGTCGTAGGCTAGGGGAGTTTTTCTGACCAAGTCATACTCGACACAGATGTCAAATTGATTCATCAGCGCGGTTTCATATCCTTTAATTAAATTCCCATTTCTATAAGCGTATTGAGGAAACCCCCCGTATTTTCCACCAATTTGTGGGATTATTGAGTTTTCTTCTGGTTTTTCTTCTTCAAGAACAAACCACTTGTTGCGAGCGACCGTTCCACGAATTTCTATTGCGTTCTGCGGTGACACTCTTTCGCCAGGTTGTGCTTCTGGCTGATCATCCTGGCCGAATAAGAGCTCCGATGGGCGAACGCCGAGATGAGGCGCGATTTTAGAAGCCCATTCGGGCGTCATCTTTCGCCCGCCTTTCTCAGGCCACGCGGCAAGACGCCAGATTTCAACAGGCTTGCAGCCTATCAACTTAGCGAGTGATGGGTTTTTTAAGCCCGCGTTTTTAATAAGGTTTTTCAGGTTGCTCATACCGATGTGGTATCACAAAGGAGGCCAGTGTCAAGGCTTTTAATAAAAAATATTCCTATTACGGTAATTTTACTTGACTAAAAGTACCGTGTCGTTATTCCTTAACGTCATGAAGCTTGTAGATTTTCTTGAACGAAAAGAATGGACCCGGACCTATTTGGCTTGGAAACTCAATGTTTCTGAGGTTGCTGTCACTCGTTATCTCAATGGTAGTCGATTACCAAATCCTAAAACGATGGCCAGAATCTATCGAGTCACTGGCGGTAAGGTTCAGCCCAACGACTTTTACGACCTGGGACGCCAGAAAGCGGTTGGTGATGCCTAATGACTTTAATCTCACAGATCTCATGGTCCGAGTTCTTAATGAAGTCAGCGACATTAGAACAACCGGGGCTCGCACCGTCGCCTATGTGCGCGCCGGTATCAATTTGCGGGATCATTCTTTCGAAGAGATCAACGTCGCGGATCAGCGCGCTCTATCAATTGAATTGGGCCGTCGACTTAGAGACGCTCCTACTGAGCACGACTCGCGTTGTGCGTGACGTATTGCATACGTCGCTTTCCTCCCAAACTCCTCGGCTCATTTTGAGTCGAGGCTTTTTGGAAGTCGTCAAGTTGTTTTGCTCAATTGTGGAAAAGACTCGTAACTTTTTTCTTTCCACAAGGGTGATTTGACTTTGTTTTGCGACGCGGGCTTTTTTTTCGCAGGTGATGCGAACAACTCATTCGATGCAATGACGCATCGAATTGCTCTGAGTGGCTAACACACAAAGTTGCTCAGGAATACACAGCAAGGACACGTCTGAGATACAGGCGGCCGTGTCAAAGTGAGGGGCGGGAATTGGTAATGAGTATCTCGCCTCTCACATTAACCAATTAACAGTAGGGTTTTATGGATAAATCTTTTTGCATAGCTGCGATTGATCCCGGCAAGTCGGGTGCCGTTGCATATTATTTTACGTCTCACTCTCATGTCGTGAGCGTTGAGGATATGCCTGTGGTTGATCATCGTGTGAACGGTGTCGAGCTATCAAATCGTTTGAACCAAATGAAGCCAGACGCTTGCGTAATCGAGTTAGTTTCGAGTCGTCCAGGACAGGGCGTCGCTAGCATGTTTAATTTTGGCATGGCTTTTGGTGTCGCTATCGGCGTCGTCCAGGCACTCCATATTCCTGTTCATTTTGTGGCGCCATCAAAGTGGAAGCGTCATTTCAATCTCTCGAAGGACAAGGAAGAGAGCCGCCGCTTAGCAATCGATCTATGGCCAGACAGCGCCGACCGTTTCTCACGCAAGAGAGATGAGGGGCGGGCGGAGGCCGCGCTTCTTGCCAAGTGGGGCGCTGAAACTGTTTTCAAAGTTTAAAGGACTTTATTGATGGCATTATCACTTAAAAATCTCTTAAAGGTCAGCGCGTCTTTGCCGCCGCGCATTCTTGCATACGGCGAGCCAGGAATTGGCAAGACGTCTTTTGCTGCGGAATTTCCTGACAATATTTTTCTACAAATTGAAGATGGAACGCCTGGCGGTTTGCAGCTTACTTCTTTTGGGAAGCTCGAAAAGTTTGCCGAAGTTATGGAAGCAATTTCCGCTCTTTACAGTGAGGAGCACAGTTTCAAAACGCTTGTGGTTGATAGCGTCACTGAATTGCAACGCCTAGTTTTTGCGGAAACCTGCGAGCGCGGAGACGATAAAGGCACTAAGCAAAGCTCAATCGAAGGCTTTGGTTACGGCAAGGGATATGTCCTTGCCCAACGTGTTTGGCAGGAATTTATCGACGGAATTAATGCGCTGCGCCGCGATCGAGGGATGACAATTATCCTTATCGCGCACAGCACGATCGAACGCTTCGATGATCCAGAGTCATCGAGCTATCATCGCTACGAGATTGATCTTCATTCTCGGAGTGTAGGCGCTATCGAGCGCGACATGGACTGCATTTTCCTACTCAAAAAGTCCATTTCAACCAGGAAGGAGGACGTTGGTTTTAATCAGAGTAGGGCAATCGCTGAGGGTGGGAGCCTAACGTATATTCATACGGAAGGTCGCCCGGCGTTTGTTGCCAAAAATCGCTACGGGCTTCCCGCCAAATTAAAGTTTGAAAAGGGCAAAGGTTTCGAGGCTGTTGCCGCTTTTCTTCCCATACACACACACACATAAGGATTTAAATTTATGGCACGTATAGGTGAAACGCTTTCTCTGGACACGCTACCAGCGCCAGTGAATTATGAGGCGTTGGTTGCTGGAAACTATGTTGTTGAGATCACAGATTCCGATGTCGTCGATACCAAGTCGGGATTAGGGAGTCAAATGAAACTCACTCTCCGCGTCATCGAGGGTGAGTATGAGGGTCGCCTTATATGGGCGAACATCATGGTTCGCCATCAGAATGAAATGGCTCAACGCATTGGACAACAATGTATTGCGTCGCTCATTAGCGCGGCTGGCATTGGGCCGATTGATGATACTGTTGATCTGCATGGGATTCCTATCATCGCCAAGGTCGCGATCGAGGTTGATAAAAGCGGGCAATACGAGCCGCGCAATGTCGTTAAGGGCTTCCTTCCTTATGGTGACAGCGCGTTAAAGGCTGCGCCCGCGCCAAAGTCTGTTGCTACGCCTGCGCGTGGCACTGCACCTATCGCTCCTTGGAAGCAAAGATAAGACTTAACTGAGCGGCGTTCGAGCCGCTCTTTTTTCTCTTCCTCGAATTTGTTGGCGCTGAGTTTGATCGACTCAGTGAACGGGAAAGTTTTGTCATGGCTGTATTAGAAAAAATAAAGTCACAGACAGCGGAACGCATAGAAAAGTCATATGTTGATGTCCAGACGCCTGTTGATGACGAGAATTTGCGCTGCTCATCTATTGGCACAGAGTGCGAGCGCGATCTTTGGTATCGGTTACGTTGGACAACGCCGCTTAAACGACACGAAGGTCGCACTGAGCGCCTGTTTCAAACTGGTCATCGTGAAGAATTGCGCATGGTTGAGGATTTGCGCCGCATTGGCTGCCAAGTTTCCTCTCGTGATCCGAAGACGGGCAATCAGTGGGCGGTTACTTTTATTGACGGCATATTGCAGGGATCGACGGACGGTCAGGTTGTTGGCGTCCCTGGTGCCGAAAAGACGACGCATCTGCTCGAATGTAAGACTCATAGTGACAAGTCATTTAATGACTGGCGCGCTAAAGGCGTTGAGGCTTCCAAGCCTCTGCATTTCTTGCAGATGCAAATATATATGTCCGGCCTTGGTTTAACTCGCGCTCTATATATGGCGCAAAATAAAAATACGGACGAAGTTGAGACTGAGCGCGTAAATTTTCGTCCAGAGGTTGCGGCCAGGATTATCGAGAAGGCCGAGCGCATCGCTCATGCAAACGAGCCACCTCCAAAGCAGGAGAGTTTTGCGTGTCGTTGGTGCAAAAACGAAAAGATTTGTCGTTACGATGATTGGGCGCGCGTAAATTGTCGGACATGTATTTTTTCTGGCGTTGTCGATGGCAAAACGTGGGTATGCACGCGCGACGACCACATGATGAATTATGCCGAACAAAAGCGTGGCTGCGAACATCATATTTATATTCCCGACCTTGTTCCTGGCAACGTGATCGACTCCTCCGAAACTGAACATACAGTGACGTATCAACTACGCAACGTGCATGATGACGTTGCAATATACATTGATGGAAAAGATCCTAAGCCAGATATTCCTGAGGTGGTGTCATGACAAGCACTATCGAGCAGGCTCGTTGTCTAGGACACGATATGGCGGATCTTGCTGCGGATAAGCAGGGGGGTATTTGGCGCGCTCACGCGATTTCAGCCTTCGTCATATACGCCACAAAGCACAAGAATTTCACGACGGAGGATGTGCGCACAGCAAATCCCGAGATCACCAACAATGGCGATCTCCGCGCATGGGGATCTATTGCAACGTGGGCAAAGAAAAATCTTGTTGTTGAATTTGGTGGTTTTGTCCCTGTCGTTAGTTCCCGAGGTGGCGCGAAAACGCTGTGGCGCTCGTTGATCTGTGAGGTTCAATCGTGATTAATCTTCGTCAATATCAAGTCGAGGCGACAGACGCCGTCTTCAATTATTGGTTAAAAGGCGGCGGAAATCCGCTCATTGAGCTTGCGACGGGCACTGGAAAAAGTCTTGTCATCGCTGAGATCGTGCGCCGGATCCTTGCTGACTATCCTAGCATGAACATTCTTATGCTTGTTCATACGCGGGAACTGGTTCGCCAAAATTATGATGAGCTCCTGGCGCTCATGCCAGGCACGCCAGTTGGGATCAATAGTGCAGGGCTTGGTCGACGTGATCTTCATACTAAGATATTGTTTGCTTCAATCCAGAGTGTCGCGCGTTATCACAAAGGCGCTTTAGGAAAGCGCGATCTTGTGCTTGTCGATGAGGCGCATTTGATCCCGCATAAAGAAAGCGGTCAATATCGTTCACTATTAGAAAAGCTACGCGAAGAAGAACCTGACCTTCGTGTATGCGGGCTAACGGCGACGCCATATCGTCTGGATTCCGGGCGCTTGGACGAAGGCGAAGATCGTCTCTTTCATAAGATCGTTTATACTTACGATATTGGTAAGGGCGTTGATGATGGCTACTTGGCGCCACTGGTTGCGCGCGGATCCAAAAATACCATTGACGTTTCTAACGTCGGTCGTCGCGGCGGCGAGTTTGTCGCCAACGATCTTCAAACTGCCGCTGAAAGAGTAACTGAGGCGGCTTGTGATGAGATTGCCGCGAAGGGCGTTGA